AGTTAAAGACCATTATTGCGTTCTTTAATGACCCACGATTAACATTAACCATCTTACCTGAACGACACAACGATTGGGGACACACTCCACGCCAACACGGATTAGATAATGCAACAGAGGAATGGGTTATAATGACTGGTGAAGACAACTATTATGTCCCTGAGTTTGTGGATATAATGTTAGAGGAAAGTAAGAACCATCACTTTGTATATTGTGATATGGTCCATAATTGGATTAACAGGGATTACATACCCATACTATCAAAATTACAATTAGGTAAGATAGACATAGGAAGTTTTATGTGTAAGACCAATATGGCTCAGAAGATTAAACTAAAGAAAGATTACGAATGGGCGGACTGGTTCTTTGTACAGGACTTTCAGAACAAGTATAAGATTGCAAAGTATAAGAAGGTAAATAAAATACTGTATGTCCACAATTAACATTACACCTACAAAACGACAGTCACAGGCGTGGCGGTACCTCACTGATGACCAAACTAATATAGTTTTATTTGGAGGTTCTGCTGGTGGTGGTAAGTCGTGGTTAGGATGTTTATGGATTACAACCCTGTGCATTAAGTACACGGGTATCAGATGTTTAATAGGACGTTCTGTATTAACACAATTAAAACTAACCACACTGAATACGTTATTTGACCTGTTAGGTACAATGGGATTTAAGAGTGGTGAACATTTCAATTTCAATGGTCAGTCAAACGTATTAACATTCTATAACGGTTCTGAGATTATATTCAAAGACCTTGCGTACAATCCATCAGACCCTAACTATGACAGTTTAGGTTCCTTAGAGATTAGTGCAGCATTCATAGATGAGGCAGCACAGATTACATCATTAGCATTCAGCATTGTTAAATCACGTATAAGATACAAACTCAATGAGTATAATCTAACACCAAAGGTCCTGATGACTTGTAACCCATCTAACAACTGGATTAAAAAGGATTTTTACCTACCATTCATACAGGAACGATTACAACACAACCAAGTATTCATTCCATCACTACCAATGGACAACCCACACTTACCAGCGTCTTATATTGAGATGCTTAAAGAGTTACCACCACAACAACGTAAGAGATTGTTAGAGGGTGATTGGGATTACCTTGAAGACAGTGACAGCTTGTTTAAGTTTGATGATATTACCAATTCGGTATTTAAATTTGAACCTAATCCTACTGACAAGAAATATATGACGGTTGACGTTGCACGATTTGGTGATGATAGGTCCGTAGTAATGATTTGGGTGGGTCTGGTGCTTATATCTTGTCACATCTATAGGAAAGTATCCACCACAGAATTATCGTCCGAAATTAAGGACCTAATGAAGTTTCACGGAATACACCCACAACAAGTAACGATTGATAGTGATGGTGTCGGAGGTGGTGTTGCTGACCAGATTAAAGGAACAAACTTTGTTAACAATGCAAGACCATTACACGAACAGAACTTCACAAACCTAAAGTCACAGTGTTATATAAAACTATCTGAAATGTTCCGAGAGGGTAAGATTAGTTTGAACGTATTAGAACCAGCAGTAGTAGAAGATTTAACACAGGAACTATTAGCTATTAAGCTAAAGGACGTAGACAAAGACAATAAGGTAGGTGTGATGAGTAAAGATGAGATGAAACGCATACTTGGTAAGTCACCCGATTTAAGTGATGCAATGATGATGCGTATGTACACAGAAATAAAAACACATAAAACTACGGGTAGATATTCAATATCATTCGTATAAAATATATACATATATATGATTAAATTTAAAATAGACGGACAACCGTATCAAATCCCTGACATTATTAACATAGAAGATTATGTTAAGATATTCAAAGTTAAAGACCTATTTGACGAGGACTACTTCGCAGCTAAACTAATCAGCGTTGTATCAGGCGCACCATTAAAGGACCTATTAGATGCAGGGTTTGATGAGATTAATTTTCTGGCTGCACATATCCTAACCATCATACCTAAACAGGATGAGGTAACATTTGTAGATAGGTTTGAATTAAATGGTGTGAAGTATGGTTTCTTTCCTAATTGGAGAGATTTAACCTTTGCAGAATTTGTAGATATGGATACTATCTCAACCAAGAAGACAGATGAGTTATTAGACCTACTACACATACTTGCAGCTATTATGTACAGACCAATTGTAATTGAGAGAGGTGAACACGATTATGACATAGAGATGTATGACGTTAATACAATGAAGAAACGTGCAGAGTTATTCAAGAAACAGTTAGATGTTAAGTTCATATTAGGTGCGCAGTTTTTTTTTATCAAGTTCGCAAAGAGGTATTTAGGTTATTCCCCGCGGTCTTCGACACTGAAGATTGGGATATGGGACCAAATCAAGATGATATGGTTGATGTGGAGGATGGTATTCAAAATGGGTTCAGTCAGGTCTTTGGATGGTTTCTTGTCGTTAACAAAATCTCTGACAACGACTTTACAAAGCACGAATACATCTACAAAAAAAACATCTTAGAGGTGTTAAACCAGTTAAACTATTTGGTGCAGTGGGAAAGAGAACAGGAAGCACTAATGAAAAAGATGCAGAAACAAATTTCATAAGACAATACAGATAAATTTATATTTCTTAATAGATGACAAACTATAAACAAATCATACAGGACTTATCAGGGATGGCTTACTACCATCCACAGATTAACAGCTTCGGTTTCGGTGACATTACACAGATAACAATGGACATTGAAACGGAGAAAGAACCTGTGTATACCAAGATGTACGTGATACCAGGGAATGTGAGATTGGACGAAAACAGATTGTTATACGATTTTTCCATTATAATATTAGACCAAATTAATGACGACTACTCAAATCAAAGAGATGTTATGTCTGATACGTTGGAGATTGCAAAGGATATTTTTACAATTATATACCAATCATATACCGCTGAGTATGGAGATTTTAGTTTATACTACACTCCTGAATGGGGTCCGAATGTTACACCGTTCCTTGAGAGATTTGAAACGATACTTGGTGGGTGGACATTAAACATTACATTAGAACAACCATTTGACTACAACGTATGCGTGCTACCTATTATGTCAGGTTTCACGTTACCTGTATCAGTTAATGAGGTTAACTACAAACAGATTATAGAAGATTTAGAAGATTTTGCACTTAACCACGAACAGATTAACAGTTATGGTTATGGTGACGTGACCCAACTAACAATGGATATTCAAACAGAAAAGGAACCAAGGTACACAAGAATGTACGTTATTCCTGGTGACGTTGTGCTTGCGCAGAACGAATTAATCACCAACTTTCAAATACTCGTTGTAGACCGACTTAATAATGATTATTCCAATCAAAGAGATGTGCTGTCAGATACTTTAGAAATTACTAAAGACATTATGGCGACGTTCTATTTATCAGAATATGAAACACTCTGGCCGTCAAGTGTTGAACCCATATTAGAAGAATATGAGACGATACTATGCGGTTGGATAATGAACATTCAATTAACACAACCTTTTGATTACAATAGATGTGTTCTACCTGAAAGACCATTCACACCTGGTAAGAAATGGTATGAGTTGGCTGAACTGTGGAACGAAATATCAAAAGATTGGAAAAACGTATAAAATATAAGAATTTAAAAATATGGGTCAATTAACTAACCAATTCGTATCACAATCTTATCAAGGTCTATTAAACCTTGCGAATGCGAACACAGGATTTACAGCTAACCTACAAACTATAACCGATGGTTTGGGAGGTAGTTCTCCATTACAGATAAGTCAAACGCAAGTTAACATATCAGGAACCTTTACTGTAAACGGTGCGCCTGTGTCTGTTGATACGGGTTCACTTGTAACCACGTCATCATTTAATGCATACACATCATCTGTTGATATTAGATTTGACGGTATAGAACTTGAAACAGGTTCACTACAAAATCAAATAAACCAGAAGTTAGACACTGGTTCCTTTAACGCATACACATCAAGCAATGATAGCAAAGTCAATTCACTTATTGCTGGCACTGGCTCTTATGCTACTACTTCATCGCTTACTGCGCTTTCGCAAAGCATAGCGTCTACAGATTTAGCGCAAGACAACAGATTAACAGCAATAGAAAGTATCACGGGTTCATTAGCAACCACTGGTTCTTTAAACTCATATACACTAACCTCATCATTCAACTCATACACAAGCAGCAATGATAGTAAGGTTAACTCATTAATATCTCAGACAGGTTCTTATGTAACCGAAACTGAGAGTGGTTCATTTGTAACAAATGTTTTTCAGAACCCATTTTTCTTTAACCAAATTGCTGTAACTAAAGGTAACGGTTCAACAACAACATTAACAGTTAATAACGTTCAATCAGCTTCATTTGCTAACAATGCAACATCATCAAGTTTTGCACAGAACGCATTATCAGCGTCATACGCACCTGATATTAGTAATAGAAACGGATTAATCACCACAGGTTCAATTGGTGGCAGTCAATCAATCACAGGAAGTTTAAATGTTGAAGGTACAATCAGTGCCACATCAGCATCGTTCACATATGTAAACACAATTTACGAAACTGCTTCAGTAATCTACTCAAGTGGTTCAAACCAATTAGGTGATGCGTCAGATGACACACAAACATTATGGGGTACAGTTAATTTACCAACAGGTCCATTAGTTATCACAGGTAGTGTAACTTCAACAGGTGGTTTCACAGGTTCTTTATTTGGTACCGCATCAAATGCAATAAGTAGTTCACACGCTATCAATGCAGACACTGCATCATATTTTAATGGTCTTATAACTTCAGCATCTTATGCAGTAACATCATCAATTTCGTTTGACTTAGTTGTTTATGGTAAGTGTGATAACCCTGGTGGTTTAACAAGAGGTACTGTAGTAAGAATTACAGGTGCGGTTGGTGACAATCCATTATTCAACTCAGCAAGTTGGGAAGATGATTTTAACTCAGCAAATACATTAGGTATGTTGAGTGAGGATGTTATATATAATGATTTTGCTAATGTGGTTGT